TACAACAATCACATTGGTAGCTGCTGATCCAGAAGGATTAGATATCACGTATACTACTACAACAGATTCGAATTTTGATGGTCTTGCTACAGTATCAAATGATTCTTCAGTGTTTACAATTACTCCGCGTTCCGAGGATTCCGCTACCGCTGAGTCAGGCAATCTAACATTTAAGGCATCGGACGGTGTTAACCTTGTATCCGCAATTTCTCAATTTACACTAACATTTGCTACAGCTGCGATTGAGAACTCGGCTTATACTGCTGTCCTAGCAAAAGCGACTGGTAATGCTGGCACAAACACTACATTTACTGATGGCTCAACAAACAGTCATACTATTACAACGGTAGGAGATGCGCACTCAACAGCATTTACACCATACCATCCTGGTGGATATAGTGCTTATTTTGATGGTACCGGTGACAGTTTACAATTAACAACTTCCGGAGATTTGCAAGCAATAGGTAGATCAGGCGCGGCCGCGACAATTGAAGCGTGGGTATATTTAAATTCCGCACCGTCAAGTAGTGGCACTGCAATTTATTCTCAAGGAACCGCGGGTTCAACTAGCGGTAGTAACATTATATCTCTTGAGATCCAAAGCAGCAGAACTTTGCGGGCCGTGGTTAATGGAGGTTATAGTAATACTAGTGGTTGTCCAATAAGTACGGGTACTGTACCATTACAAGAATGGACACATGTTGCTTTAGTTTTGAATAGTGGTACTTGGACACTATACATAAATGGAGCTGCAGACGGTACGGCATCAGGATCTTATCCTAGCGGCACATCGCACTCTACTGCTTATATTGGTAGAATATTTTATGATGCTGGTAGAACTGGCGATATGTATGTAAGAGATCTCAGGATTACTAGTACTGCGGTTTATACCACCACATTTACACCACCGGATTCAACATTAACTGCCGTTACAAATACAAAATTATTAGCGTGTCATTTACCATATATAGGTGACGGATCAACTAGCAATTATACTATTACGTCAAACGGAGATGCATGTACTGAAAGATTTGGTCCGTATGACTATGCATACAATACAGCTAATCACGGCTCTTCTGTATATTTTGATGGCAGTGGTGATTACCTTCAAATTTCTGATGCTGCTAGTTTAGAATTTGGATCTAGTAATTTTACAATTGAATTCTGGTATTATGGCAATGACACTGATCAATATGCAACACTTGCAACCAAAGGTGCAATCACCGGTGGAGCTACTGGTCAATATGTTATTATGATGAATCACAACAACACAGGTGATATAGCTGTGTATTTTGCTGATCATGCTACAAATGCGCCGATGATGATTACTACTAGTGACGTTGGGGTTTCAAGTAATAGCTGGACTCATATTGCTATAGTTAGAAATGGAACCTCTTGGAATTTATATGTCAATGGAGCATTAGAGGTTAGTGTAACATCTTCTCTTACAGTTGCAAACTCTGCAGCTGATGTGTATATTGGTAGAGATCCTACTTATGGAAGAGACTTATCAGGATATATTAAAGATTTTAGAATTGTTAATGGTACAGCTGTCTATACATCAGCATTTACACCACCTACTGAGCCGTTAACTGCAATTACAAATACGGGAATGCTGCTTACAGCATCTCCTATCATTTATAATGCCGCTGGGTTATCTAATAGTATAAAATTATACGGTAATACCCAATCATCTACCGCTCAAACTAAAAACGCTTCTTCGTCAATACATGTTGATGGATCTGGTGACTATGCAACTGTAGAGGATAATACAATATTCGCTAATACTGACGTTTTCACAGCGGAATGTTGGGTATATCCTACTGCTTCTCCATCTCAACCAATTATATTTGGCCAATGGACTAGTCCACAAAGTTGGGGGATATTACTCTCAAATGATTCAAACAGATATGCTAGATTGATTTTCCATGATGGTGGTTATCGCGATACTACAACAAGCACTCAGCTAGCATTAAATGCTTGGTCACATCTTGCTTTGGTTAAGGATGGATCTACTGCGAAATTGTACGTTAATGGCGCATTAGCAGGAACACGAACAGGGTTAGGAACTCTTACTGGAGGAGATAATACTCTTAGTATTGGGGCGAATGCTTCTGGCCAATATGCGTTCCAGGGATATATCGAAGACGCTAGATTTACTCCAGGTCTTGCAAGATATACAGATACTTTTACACCTCCAACAAGTGAGTTAGAAGGTTAATGGCAAATCCAAATTCAAGAGATTCTTTAATTGAATACTGTAAACGACGTCTTGGTGATCCAGTCATCGAGATTAATGTTGATGAGGATCAATTAGAAGATAGACTCGATGAGGCTCTTCAGTACTATCAAGAGTATCATTCCGAATCTACTCTTAGAACATATCTTAAGCATCTAGTGACAGCTGATGATGTAACTAATGAATATATTCCATTAGCGTCTGATATTACGTTTGTATCTAAGATGTTTCCAATTGCAAGTAACTTCTCAATGTCTAGAAATTTCTTTGATATCAAATATCAGATGATGCTAAATGATGTTGCTGACTTACAAAACTTTGCAGGTGATTTAGCGTATTACGATCAGATGCAACAATATCTTGGTATGCTAGATATGAAATTGAATGGTACGCCGCAAATTCAGTTTTCTAGAAAACAAAATAGACTCTACGTCTTTGGCGATTTTCAAGATAAAGATATTTTAGAAGGCGATTATATAGTTGCAGAAGTTTATAAGATTATTGATCCGAATACACATACTTCAATATATAATGATATATGGCTAAAAGAATATACTACTGCACTAATTAAACAACAATGGGGTGCAAACTTAATTAAATTCGAAGGTATGCAACTTCCAGGTGGTGTGATCCTTAATGGACGACAAATCTACGATGATGCAACCGGAGAAATTGAAAGACTGAGAGAAACTATCAGACTTGAACACGAAATGCCGGCTGACTTCTTTGTAGGTTAATATGAGAAATGTTTATTTTTCTGATAAAGTTAGATCAGAACAAAATCTTTACGACGACATAGTCATAGAATCGCTTAAGATCTATGGACAAGATCTCTATTATCTTCCGCGGGATATTGTAAATAAAGATCCGATTCTTGGTGAAGATGTACCATCTCGCTTTAATTCTTCATATAAGATTGAAATGTATATCGAGAACGTCGAAGGATTTGACGGTGAAGGAGATCTCTTTACTCGATTTGGTGTAGAGATTAGAGACGAAGCTACGTTTATTGTATCTCGTCGTAGATGGAATATGACTATTGGCCAGTATGATAATGAGATTGAATCTGAAAGACCACGTGAAGGTGATCTATTATATCTTCCCATGACAAATAAAATGTTTGAGATCTTACATGTTGAGCACGAGCAGCCATTCTATCAGCTATCTAATTTGCCAGTATATAAATTAAGAGCTCAGTTATTTGAATATAATGACGAAGATTTAGATACAGGTATCGAAGTAATTGATGAAATAGAAACTAAATATGCTTATACATACATACTAACTCTTGGAGCAAATGGTGTAATCGAGATTGGACAAACAGCTACGCAAACATTTACTGATGGTACAATTATGAGCGGAGAGGTTGCTAAGTGGTCAGACTCCGATAATAAGTTACACCTTATTCATGTTGGTGCAAATGACGGATTGTATCATAACTTTATTACATCTCAGCCTTTATTAGTAAATGATTCTAGTTATACTGTTACAGCAATAACAGAAGATAATAAGATTTCTAATAATGAACAAAACGATGATTTCCAGTCAGAAGCAGCTGGCTTCTTAGACTTTACCGAAAACAATCCCTTTGGAGATCCTAGCTAATGTTTAGTCGTAAATGCAAAGAGCATCTAAATAGTGTTAACGAAAGCGGATTACAACACTTAACACATGCCGTAGGAGTTGCTGTTACTTTACAGTTATTAGTACCAGTTTTAATTATTCATGCTGTTGTGCCATGCATGTTTACTGAAACTGCAACAAAGACAATGAAGAAAATTATAGAGAAACGCTAATGTTTGGAACGCATTTCTATCACGAGAAGATTAGAAAGAGTGTATCTATTTTTGGTGCGCTTTTTAATAACTTATATGTGATACGTAAAAATGCTAGTGGTGGTGTAATTAGCCAAGTTAAAGTGCCTTTGTCATATGCACCCAAATCTAAATTTCTAGAAAGATTAGCAGAAAATCCAGACTTAGATAATAATACTCAGGTTGCTGTTAAGTTGCCACGTATGTCATTCGAAATGACGTCATTAGTATATGATCAAACAAGGCAATTAACTAAAGTTTCTAACTTTAATACTATAGGTTCTGCAGTAGAGAATAGACAAAAGTTTTATTCTCCTGTTCCTTATACAATTAATTTTCAGCTAAACGTATATGCTAAAACACAAGATGATGCT